CAACTCTTCCAAGTATTGTTTAACACGTTCCTTTTGTTCGGTAATAGAATCTTCTTTGGTTAAATCAAAAGGGGTCTTTCGATTCGCTTTGTATTGGGGGTATAATATTTTTCGTGACAGTGAATTCTCATCACCATCCCAAAATACAACAACTTTATCAAAACCTTCAGTTTCAATAAATCGTCGTAATGTGTTTATAAAGTGCCACACTCCACCTATGTGTTTTCCGGAGTGAAAGAAATCTTTCACCCCGTGAACACCAATTTTAATTAGGTTGTTTCCATCAACCAATAAGGTTTTAGTCATTTTTTACCATTAAATGGTTCTACAATCAATCTTCGAATTCTTCTTCCTCTGTTGGAACAAATACTTCACTAAGTTTAAAGTCACCCTCACCACCTAATTTCTTATTCCAATAATCGGAAAATTCTTTTTTGTATTTCTCAATCGCTGATTTATCATCTTTGATATAACCTTGAGGAACCGCTAATATTTTACCATCTTTATATGATAATCCATTTACGTGGTTCTTCAATATTGAGATTTTTGTTCTTGTCGCATAAACAACTGTTCTACCGTTTTTAGTTGCGGTAATGTGGTTAATACCGGCTTTCTTCTGATTACCAAATAAGAACACCAATGATGATGCTAACCAAATTGCCTCACCACCTTTCGCTTTAATCTCAGGTTGTCCAAATGGATTATCAGGTAATTCAACCCAAGGTTGATTAATTACTACCATACTAGCCCAATATGGGACATCCTCTTTTTTAGTTTTAGATATTCTCGCAGAAATACCCATACCAATTTTATCCGCAAAAGTCGCAGCGTTATGTTGTTTACCACCTTTACCGTCAAAGGTCATCTTACAAGGTATTGAACCAACTGAATCCCATAAAAATAGAATGTTATAAGGAATTTCCCCTTTATCCTGAGCATCTAACATATCATTAATGAAATCAGTTGCTTGTTCAATGTAATCAAAACTATCATTGAAGATAAAGTTACCATCCCATTCACCCTCTGAGTTTTGTTCAGCCTGAAGTCCCAATTCAACAGCGTGTTCCCAATTCCATTTCCTTTCAGTGATAATGAAAACAGGTAAATCTCCTTGTTTTTGAGCGTCAGCCGCAGCCAAAATCATCGCAGTTGTTTTAGATGAGTTTGAGTGACCTAAGAACATATTAATGTGTCCTTTACTTGGCCCAGGTAAACCACAAGCGTCAGCAAACTCTTCACCACAATTATAAAAACTATCAGATTTATATTTTGTTTTTGTTGAGAACTTACCTTTAATCGAATCTAACGAAAATTCTTTTTTCTTTAATGCCATATGTTTTTTAATTTAAATAAAAGATAAAAAAAGGTAGTGACTTTGTAAATCACTACCTATCTATAGGTTAGGTTAGAATGGTAAATCTTCGTCGATTTCATCATTAACTTGTGGGTCAGCATAAACTTCAGTTTTTGCTTTAGAACCACCAAATGATTCTTCACTCTCAGTTGAGTCACCGTAAGTGTATTTACCCAATTCAGTATTCCATTTCGGAGTTTCTCCACGAGCAATCGCTTCAAGATACTCAACAGGTTTTTTAGAGTAAACGTCTCTCCAAGTTAACTCATCGTTAGCCCAAGATTTTTTTGTTTCCTCATCCTCGTGTAAAGGTGCTGGGTCATCATACATAATTGTTTGAATAACAGTATACTCTTTACCTTTAGGTGTTTTAGCCTTAGTCAATTCAAGGATTAAATCACGACCTTTTTCAGAATCAGTAACATCACCCTTATTTCTCCAAATAGGAATGATTTTGTCTAAAATCCCTTCATTTTTATAGTTGTGTTTAAAACGCCAGAATTTAGGACCATCTTGTTCGTTATCACGGTCGATAACTTTAACGATGTAGAACTTACGAGATTTATATTCTGAAGCCAATTTTTTATCACCTTCAATTAATAACTCTTCATAAACTTCATTTAACGGTGAACGTTCATTATCCATCGCTGGGTCGTATAATTTAATATACTTTCCATCAATCAACATTTCGTGAAACATTGCCTCTTTAAAAGGTGAGGAACCGTCTGTCGTTGGGAGAATTCTAAGTCTTTTTTGACCTTGTTTTTCATTATCACCTAAGATAGCCGCGAAGTATCTTTTCATTCTGTCTTCTTGAGACATTTTTGGGGTAAAGTTACCCGTTTGTTGTGCTTTCTCATACTGAGCTAACACTGCATCTAAACTGTTTGTCGCCATAAATTTTAATTTATTTTATTTGTTTATCTAATTATAAGCCCGCCATTTTGTATTGTCAAATCGTAAGGAAAAAAAAACTTGTTTTTTTAGGACAAGTTTTTTTTCTATTAGTATTTCACTTTAAAAACTTCTTCATCCCTACCAGGATATTCTCTGAACGTTTTTTGCATCTCTTTAGGTGAGAAATCTGTAACATCATCTTTAGTTAAGATATATTCATCTCTACCTAGTTTTTCAAAATCCTCTTCTTTATCTTCAAAATATTGAGATAACTTTTGATTAAAAGGTCCTGAATCTAAAGTTCTTAATTCTAATTTTTCTTCAGGTGATTTTTGTCTATATTTCTCAACTTTAGCTTCTAAATTATTTAGTTGATTAACAATATTATCCATTTCACCCAACTTACTTTCTAAATTTTCTAAATGTGAAAACAATTGTTGGAAATATTCTTCTTGTTTTTCTTCAGTATTCTTTTGTGATTTAACTAAGTCAGTTACTTCAATCTCTTTAGTTTTACTGTCTTTTTCCTCTTCACCAACTTTTTCAACTTCAGGGTCTGTTGCAATATCAACAGGTTGTGGAACTTCACCCGCAGGTGGTGTTGGTGGTGCTCCCGCAGCTGGTGGTGCTCCCGCAGCTAAAGGGTCTACCGGTGGTGCACCCGCAGCCATAGGGTCTACCGGTGGTGCACCCGCGGCCATAGGGTCCGCTAATGGGTCCTCAGCAGGTGGTGGAGGTAACTCTTGTTCGGTAATATATCTATTAATCGAATTAAATCGCGTAATCTCTTCTAAAATTTTTTTATCTATACTCATTTTTTTTACCCGTTTAATAATTGTTTAACTCCATTATGTGTTTCCACTTGCACTCTTCTATTAGCATTCATTGTGTTATCAACTCTCTCAATTAGACCGTCTTTCATTCTAATAGTATAACAATCACCTGTGTCTAAATCACACACTTGTTTAAATCCGTTTCCAGCATCTTTTTCAGAATATTTGGTATTCTTACCCAAATAATTATCTAGTATTAATTTTGTATTCATAACTTAATGTTTATATATAAATATCTTTATTATTATAAAATTTTAGATGTTAACACCTTTTTTAGTTTTATCATACAATTTAATTGACTCGTCCGCCTTAGTAGTAAAATACGATTTATCACTATTATCGTATAGTGAACTAGGAACATTAGGATATACATTTTGTAAATAAAATTTCGCCAACTCACTTGGTAAATTATCCGTCTTAACATTATTCATTCTTGACTTATTTCTATCAATTAAAAAATCAATGTGGTCTGAAATACTTCCAAAAGTGGCATATGGAACTGTTTCCTCACCTGATTGTAAACAAAAGAATTTTGTTTTATTAATATTCGTCCATTCTTTATCTAAACTTACTTGAGCATAATTGTTTTCAAATGATACAAATTTATTACTCGAATAACCATTTAAGTAAAAAATATAGAAAATTGCATATTTTAATTTACCATCATCTTTAACAAATTTACTTGACATTCTTGTCAATATTTTAGTTACAAGGTCTTTTGGTGAAACAGTTGTTTTAACCGGTGAATCTATTGGTTCATATTTTTTAAACTTATCTTTTAATAATTTAGAACAACTATTTGTTTCATCAACATTTTTATTTTCTGTTATATCTTTCTTAGTCTCGTTAGCCTTTTCTTTAGTTGTTGTATTAGTTGATTCTAATTTTTTAGCGTTTTCTAATTCAACTTTTTGTTTATCAATGATTGTTGTTAATAAATTAACTTTTAACGTCTGAATATAATTATCAATTTTCAATATACTAGCCGTTGGTTGTCGAATTCCTTCAACAACAGTTTCAAAATTACCAGGTGAAATTGAATGGTTTACACTTGTTATCATATATGGACCGTGAAACATTGGAACGTATCTTAAATTAAAATACATTGTAGGTTGAATCAAGGCGTTACCCATCATAGTTAAAGAACACGTATAACTTCTGTTTTTATAGATATTATACAATGAAATACTTTGTGTTGCCGAATTTTTACCTGAACTCATGTTAGCCATCATATTCTCAACTTCCAATGATTCCGCAGTTGCAGTTCCTGTTTCTTGACCAACACTAAAATTATAAAATATTGATTGATTTTGAGTCCCAATATCAACATTAAACCCGACAACCCTATTTGACTTATCGTAATCATTTTTATCAATCTGATTTTCA